AGCGTTTCAACGACGACGGATCTGGTGGTTATACCGAAGTTGCTCCTTACGTCTCCACGACTGGCGCGACCAAAGGCACGAAGTTCATCATCAACCCCGCCTACAAGGCTGCGAAATACACCTCCACGGTTGTTTTCCATCCGAAGGCCGTTGAGTGGCTGGTTCCGAATCCTAACCTGAAAGTTGGAAAACTCGTTTACGATGCCCAAAACTATCGTGGCGATTTCCGCTGGATCAACGAGTTCGACCGTAATTGTAACCCTGACAAAAACAGCGGTTACTGGCGGGCGAAGATGGCGTGTGCCGCGAAACAGGTGTTCCCTGAATTCGGCTATTACATCCTCCACTTGCGCTGCAACCTTGCGGCTGACTTGGTGGCATGTCCTAGCGGAAGCGGATACGGCTACCTCGCGGGCTAATAGCTAGTCTCTATTCATCAAGGCTTGCCTTGGAGTAAAATCTAAGGCAAGCTCTATGAGGAGAGAATAACTAAGGGGTTGCAATGTCTTCTGGAATGGTGTAGTCTTTCACCATGTCCTATAAAGAGTGGAAACAGAAGTGGAATACTGAATACAACGCTCGTCCTGATGTTAAAGAAAAGAAGCGACTGCATGCCCAGCGCCCCGAAAACAAGCTGAAAGAAAAGTTAAGAAAGCAGAAGTATAATCAGCGTCCAGAAGTCAAAGAGCGTAATCTTGCGCGGCAAAACACGCCTGAAGCCAAAGAAAAAAAGAGGCTGTATTCCCAAAGGCCAGAAGCTAAAGAGCGTCACAAGCTTTCTATAGAAAAATATAAACAAAAAAACCAAGAACGCATTAAGGAGTGGGGGCGCATTTATAGGGAAAAGAAAAAGAACGATCCCGAAACAACAAGAAAAAGGCAAAAATACGAAAGAGAAAACAAGCAAAAAATCCTCAAGCGCCGAAAGGAAAGACTCAAAACAGATATTAATTTTAAAATAAAAACACTAATGCGTGGTAGAGTCTGTAAAGCTCTAAAAAGGAAAAAACTAAAACAGACGCTACATCTTTTGGGCTGTGATGCATCGTTTTTAAGAAACCATTTAGAGTCTCAATTCGTTGACGGGATGAGTTGGAATAATTGGTCAAAATACGGATGGCACATTGACCACATTGTCCCATTTGGGGAATTCGATCTAAGTAATCCAGCCCATCAAATAGCAGTCTGCAATTGGAGAAATCTTCGTCCTCTTTGGGCAAAAGATAATCACGAAAAAACTGACAAATTAACACCAGAGGGCGCAATACTGAAAGTCGAGTTATTAAGGATTGCAGAAGACATATATTCTAAAGAAGCAGCTTGACTGTTATCTTGGTTTAAACTAGTCTCAAATAACTAACTATATTAAATTTATGAAAATTCCCATCCCAACCGATTTTAGTCTCCCTGAAGATATCTCTGAGGGCGATTCCTTTGAAGAACTTTTTACCGTTCGCCTTGAGGGAGATTCCCTCGTTCCCGTTATGATTGCTGGCGTCGAGATTGCGGCTGAAGAGGCCGAAGACGAAGACGAGATGGAGGACGAAGCCGCTGACGAAATGGAAGCGGGCGTGTCCCCAATGGCTGGCATGGGTGAGCGTATCATGGGCATGGCTTAAAGGACGGAGACCATAGGCTATGGCTCTCCCTACTTTAGATGCGGTTTTTGCTTCGGCGGCGGATCAGCCCCGAAGGTATATGCTTTCCCAATGGTTGGTAAATGAGTTGGGTTCGGGGTCTATTGCTAATTACGTCACCCTCCCAGAACGCTATCTCTGGGCCAAGATTGCCGTAGCCGCAGGCGCACCGCTTCCAGAGGCCAACTATATCTCTCTTCCCAAACAATATGTCTGGAAGGCCATCTATGATGCGGTTTCGGGGTCAAGCCTTGGCACAATCGACTGGGTAGAAAAACAAGCGTTGGGACATATTGCCGCCGCCTATCGCGGAGACACGGCAAACCCCGCAAATCTAGCCACCTACATTGACTGGCCTTGGCGTTACAAGGTCGCATCCATTATTACCAGTTTGACGGAGCAAGAGCCTCTCGTTGATTATTTATATATAGCAAGTGGAGTGGGTTTATCTCCAAATATAAATGGTTTTAGATTTTATGATAGTGGACTAACTCAAAACGGACAACCGATATACTATGATGAAACCAATGTGTATTGGTTAACATATATTGCTGCTGCTTGGATTATTGCTCCAATTGGAACAATCGGCTCATCTGGTTTATTTTTTAAATCTGGCAGCATAAATCCTATTGGGTTATATTCTGGATCTAGTGGCTATACTGGAAATGTTACAATTAATGCAATTTAATTTTATAGTAAATATCAATAAACTATGAGCATTGAAGAAATACCAAGACGCAGAGGAATGGAGCGCGGAGTAAAGCTTACAATGAGCGAGTTGATTGCGGGGGTTGCCCTGATGATCACTTTGTTTTCGGCGCTCAATGGGTGGATTGTCCTCCCAGAGCAGATGCGGCACATCCAAACCAATGATGCCAAGCAGGACGCGACGATTGAGCTTATTCAAAAAGATGCCAACGTCCGAAGTGAGACCTTGGCCCGAATTGACGAGCGTACAAAAAGAATCGAAGATTTCTTGCAATCCAAGGGTTACTGATTTAGCTTTATTCCTATGAAATCATTCTTTGCCAAAATCTGGGGTATTACCTCAAATGTCTTTAACTTCTTCCTTCCTGTCCTTCGGGAAATTGCCTCCTCTTCGGTAGCAGTTCTTCTCCCGATTGCCTTGGAGATCGTCCAATCGCTGGCCTCTACCGACAAGACGGGAGCGGAAAAGCGCGAGGCCGCAGTCAAGAAGCTCACTGCTGCTGCTAAAAAGCAGGGAGTTAGTGCCTCTGAGTCTTTGATTCGCTTCACCGTTGAGTCGGCGGTTCAACGCTACAAGCTGGAGCAATAACCAAATGAAAGATAAAATCCTCGCATTTCTAGTTAGTAAACTGGGTGGAGTCATCACTCCCCTCATTGCTATGGTGGTTGCCGCGATTGTTTCCCGTCTCGCCATGGTTGATCCCAAGTTGGCTGAGTCCGTTGATCAGGTCAGTCTTACTGGCTTCATTGTGGCCCTTCTCATCTCTATCGTTAACTACGTTACTAACGAAGTGAATGTCAGGGGCGTCAAGAAGATCCAAGCCTTGGTTCATACTGACGAGGACGGGGTGGCTGGGCCGATTACCTACACAGAAGTTCGTCGGGCCATCGCCATCAAGAAGCCCGTTCGCCGTAAAAAGAAATGAGATTATCCCATGAAACCCTTAAAGCAATACTCGTCCAAGTCCCGCCCAAAGAAGATCGCAGAAATTTCTTTGTCCGTCTATTCAGTTCCCTCAAAGTTGGAATCCAAATCAAGCGGGGCCATGATGGAAAGGTTGCCAAGTCCTACCGAATCGGAGGTAGAGCGGATTTCTAGGAATTGGGATATTGGTCGGCGTAAGTGTTGCTGGTAACCTGATGGGGGCCACCCATGTGGAAATCAATCCTGAAACTACTTGGGCTAGAGTCAAAAAGTGGCCAAGCGCCGTCCTTGCCGAATTCGCCATCCGCATCCAAGCCGAACTCCATGACAGAGCCGAATCCCGAAAAGAAAACCTATCGGGAGACCAAGGTAACAACCCCAAACAAAAGCCGAAAGCCCATAAAGCCGCAGGCCATCGTCCTCCACCACAGCGGGGGAACCTACAACGGGGGAGTAAGCTGGATCAAAAATCCCGCAAGTAAGGTCTCCTACCATTGTTTAATTGCGCGAGATGGGCGCAGGACGGTCTTTGGTAACGACACGGATCGGATGTGGCATGCAGGGGTCAGTAGCTACAAAGGAAAGAAGGACGCCAATAGCTGGTCAATTGGAGTGAGCTTTGAGGGGGATAGCTACAAGGAGCCCCTAAGTGATGATATGATTGAGAGTGCTATTGAGTACATCAAGCCAAGGATGGAAAAATGGGGAATAGGACTAGACATGATGCTGGATCATCGTATCATTTCCTCACCAAGGAAGAACGACCTCAATCCCGAAGAATATCGCAAATTTATTACCCGTCTTAAAAAATCAGTAAAATGAGCAAGCCGTTGAAGCCCAAGAAGAAAAGCTATCCCAAAAAGCCCGAAGTCAAATCCTGCTACTATTGCGGGTCAAATAATATTGAACAGGTCAGACTTGGAAATGTCGGAGTTATTCGGATATGCAAAGATTGCAAAGAACAGCTAGACTAAGTCTATGGCCTCTCACGACGAAAGACTCCAGAAGGTATTGGACAAACTATGTCGCGATTTGGTTGAATACTTTGATTCGGGCTTTGTCGTTGCCACTTTTCAGGACGGCCCCGAAACCAAAAACGCTTTCCTTAAGTTCGGAAATGATTACGCCATCGAAGGCATTGTATCCAATATCCATGACATCCTTTACGGGCAAGAAGAGGATGAGGACGGGGATGACGATTTAGATGACGGGGATCTTAAGAAGATTATCAAAGACTCTTAATACAATGGCTAATGGAACCCTATCTTTCTCCCTTCCAGAAGAGCGACAAGAGTTTGAAGATGCTTGCAAAGCAGGGGATTTTCGCGCTGTTCTTGACAATTTTGATAATGAGTTACGCTCTCATCTTCGCCATAATTCTCATCCCGATTGGAATAGCGCAACTATTGAAGAAGTTAGGAAAACTCTTTACGATCTGATTGCCGACTACGGCATCCAAATCCACTAACTACCGCCAATACAACACATGACTACAGTATACATCTGTGGCCCTATGAGGGCACATCCAAACCTTAATCATCCTGCATTCTTTGAGGCCGAAGACGCTCTTCTTAAAGCGGGATATCAAACTATTAACCCCGCAAGGATGGATCAAGAGCTAGGGTTGGATCCGCATAACTCCCAGATGGATAGCAAGTTCATTGAGGAGTGCGCCAGAAGGGACATTGATGCGGTCTTTGAGTGCGACGAGTTGGTTCTTCTTCCAAAATGGGAGAAATCCAAAGGAGCAAGAGCGGAGGTCGCCGTAGCCCAATGGCTGGAAAAACCCTTGCGTATTTACCCATCTATGGTTAGATTGGACAAAGAAGATGTGTGCGACATTGCCAAGCGCCTTACTTCCTATGATCGCCAAACCGACTACGGAAGTCCGATTGAAGACTTTACCAAACAAGCTAAAATGTGGGGAGCTATCCTTGGAACCAATGTGACCCCGCAACAAATCGCCATGTGCATGATTGCGGTCAAGCTCTCCAGACTCACCAACTCACCCCGCCATAAGGATAGTTGTGTAGACATTATAGGCTATGCGCGGTGTTTAGATCTTTGCAACCAAGCAACCTCTCTATGAGCAAAAAAATAGCAGTCCTCTCGGACTTCCACTGTGGCCATCGTGTCGGGCTTACCCCCACAGGCTGGTTACCTGAAAAAGATGAGAACGGGGAAATCCCGCTTTGGGCACAGATTAATAAAGCCCACTGGACATGGTATGCCCGCGAGATCGCCCGTAATGGCCCCTACGATATTGTTTTTGTCAATGGGGATCTGGTGGACGGCAAAGGCAAGAAAAGTGGATCTACGGAGCTTTTAGCCCCTGATATGGAGGATCAAGCTGATATGGCGACCAAGATCATCCGTATGGTTCCGAAGACTAAAAATTGCAAGATCGTTATCACTAGAGGAACCCCGTATCATGTGTCCTCAAGTGACGGGGAGGACTGGGAGAATATTATCGCAGAACGAGTCGGAGCTACAGTAACCGACCATGCTTGGGTTGAAGTCGAGGGAATCGTCTTCGATCTAAAACACCACCCAGCAGGAAGCTCGTCCTTACCCCATGGGAGGCATACGGGAGTAGCCAAAGATCGCCTTTGGAACTCAATCCTCGCAGCAGAGGGAGAGCAGACCAAGGCCGATGTCCTGATTCGTAGCCATGTCCACTACCACAACTTTGCAGGAGGCCCAGATTGGATTGCCATGACCACCCCTGCCCTTCAGGGAGCAGGGAGCAAATTTGGAGCTAGACGCTGTTCTGGTAAAGTAGATTTCGGATTCATCACCTTCACCGTAGACAAGGGCACATTCTCATGGAAACAACACATAGCAAAACTCGTAGAACAAAAGGCTCCTCTCCTAAAATTGTAGTCCCATCTTGGGATAGCGTCTGGGACTCTTTCAAGGAAGCCCGAACCAAGACCACTACAGAAGATATGGAGGCAGAGGGATGGAAGCTTGCCATTCAAGCCGCCAGAGAGGTTGGTCTTTCAAGACAGGCAATGTTTGATCTTATTTCTAAAGATATGGTTGAATCAACCAAGAGAAAGATTAACTACAGTGGCAAAACCAGAGAGATGGTATTTGTCAGGCCGAGAATTACCACTTGCCGATAGGGCATTTTTGGCTTCGCCAAACAGTTTTCCACTTAAGAAAGCAGCCACATTTTGTACAGCGTTTTGATTTTTTGTCGATAAATTCACAACTATTGCAAATTTCAATTCTTTTTTTGGATAATTCTTCGTTAATAGATTTTTTTCCATTAGATATTGCAACTACTTCATCAGAAACGGCTTTTCCGAAATTTTTAATCATTTGCAATGTTGATGGCATGCTCTGATAATTTTTATATTTTTCAACAAGCTCTACCGCCTTAAAGTGATCAATTTCAACATAGTCCCCAACAATTTTTCCACCACTAATAACATCTTCGTAATAACCTTCGGGCCTGTTTTTTGCCCTTTCCTTTATTGCCTTAATGCTGAATTTTATTGTTTCGTTCATGGTGCAGGAATTAAACAGCATAACATTTCACAGCCAATAAAGTCACCCCAAGACCCAGCCTCACATGAGACTGTTTGGCCCTGTTGAAAAAATGCGGTGAAGGTAAATTCATGGCCTCCAAAACATGGCCCAACATTTTGTTGATTGGCTGGAGAAAAAAAGCTTCCGCCAGACCAAGTTATTGTTCCTTGATCATCAACCAATCCTTTACATTCATATAAGCCAGTCTGTGGCGCTGGTTCCGTTGTTGTGGTGAGAAAATCAACACATGGCCCAGATTCATCTTTACCCACACCGTTTTCAAAATTAGATCCAAAAAAACTTATGGAGCAATCTGACAATATACAGCATTCGGGACAATATACAGAAGTTGTTATTGTTCTAGCCATTACAGATTTAGAGTAACTACAACGTTACCATTATTGCATGTTGCGCTAATGCTTGCGGAATTAAGTCTTGATTCTATTGAATTAACGCTTGATTCAAGCTGTGAAACGCTTGATTCAAGCTGTGAAACGCTCGATTTAATCTGTGCAACACTTGACTCAAGCTCCACTATTCTATTTAGAATTTGAGAAAGCGAGTACCAAGATGGAGATCCCCCGCTTGATGAAAGAACTGACTCTTCTGGTGGTGGACTTAAGATTTCCCAATCTTCATTATTCCAATAAAAAACGTCTCCAACTGCATTGCCATCTTTGATTCCTACATTTTTCCATTGCAAAAATTGACTCGGATTTTTTGATGAAACAGCATTGTCACTAAATGAAAGAGCATATTTTTTACCGCTTTCTGGAGAAGCTGGTGTAGCGGGAATTGTAAACGGAACCCACGGAGCTTGTGGTCTTGTATTAAACATACTCTTCTTTCAAGTCAACTAAAAGGGCATCAACCCTGACGTAGCTAAATTTGTACGGAGTGGCATTAATTTGATAAATATAAAACCCAACGTCAAATTGCGATATTTCGGTCTCTTGCAATTGGTTTGGTGTTACGCTAATTACTCCAGAACCTGTTGCGAGACTTCCAGTTTGTTTGATGTCTAAATCTTCATGTATTGTTGGCGGTATTGTTGCAATCTTGGTGCTGATGTCTCCTCCAGTAGAAACAGAAGAACTGGTAGAATCAAATGATACCGACTGTGATGTTTCTTGATATGAGCCAGTTTCAACAATGGCAATCTGATAAGATTTAGGTCTGGCATTTGGCCAGAATTTGATAGTCTGATCGTTTCGTTCTAAGCGAACTCTAGCCAGAACATCATCTGGTGATGCGCCATCTTTGGGGAGAAAAAATATGGCCCTGACGGTTGGAACAACGCCATTAAACCCCTCTTCAATATCGTAGTAAAGCGTTCCGCCAACGCTTCCCTTTTGTGTGTTTGAAACACTATATGTATTTCCGCTTGGCGCTGTTGTTGTTGATGTTCCGCCACTTCCATTGACGGCAACTCCAACAGAAAGCAATCTGTTCGGAAGTTGGATATTAATCATATCTGGGATTTCCCAGTAGTATTCATTAAGAGCGGCTTGAACGTCTTCAATGTTATATTTCTGAACAACAGAATGGGCGACATCTCTTGGGGTTACGCGCCTTCTTTTTCCCTCTGAGATTGTCGTGTTTGATGGGTCGGCAACTACTTGTTTGTATGGAATAACAAGATCCAGTTCTTCGTCATAATCTTGACCCCTTAAAATTGGAAGGGTCTCTCCGCTGTAAATATTTCCATTGTCTGTCCAAAAACTATTATAAGAACCAGAATTTTTTTGTGGCAATATTATTTTTCTTTTGAGAAAGGTTCCATCTCCCAAATCTTCGACCACTTCTTCAATTGTTCCATTGGATGGTTCTGTTGCAAATGGGCCGCTATATGGATAAGTTTCCTCAACTCTGGCCGTTCCGCCTCCAAGATCTGAAGTAAATTGATATCCAACAAGCTGTCCACCAGCACTTAGATCTCTACTTGTGGTTCTTATTCTTTTGACAAACTCGGTAACCTGTTGTTCGCTCTTGGATAATTCCGTATTGGTTGCTGTGGTAGAAAGCGTTGGATTAACAATTGCTCCAGCCAAAGATTCCTCTTGGGTTTTGACGGGTATCAATACCCTAAATTTTTGTGGGACTGGATCTGGACGTTCTATTGAATTTATTTTATTTGAAAAAACATTAGGAACCCTAACTTCGGTCTTAATCGTTCTTCGATCTCCCAAATCCTCAATAGATCCATCAATTAACAGGGCGTCTGGTTGGATAGCTTGAGCCTGTCCTGAAAGTGTGAGCGTTCTTTTGGCCAGTTGTCCTTGTGGAGTAATTAAAAACTCTTCCAAATCTAAAGACGTTGAAATGTCGCGTTTAGTTGTAGATATTCTTTTAACAAATTCTGTGACTTGTTCTTCAGATTTGCGAAATTCTCCAACACCTAAAGTGATAGCAGGATCGACCGCACCAACAGTGGTCTCTTCGGTTGTGGTATCCTCTTGCTTGGCTTTAAATTTCTCTGGAGTAAGGTCAATGCGCGTTTTTTGCACTGTTTTCCCAGAAAACACCGAAGGAACAGAGGTTTGAGACAAAATGGTACGTTCGTCTCCCAATGCCTCAACGCTTCCATCAATCAATCGTCCAGCTTGTAACAATTCGCTATCAAAACTTTGATCACCAAACTGTAAGCGAAGGAGCCTGCTCCCAATCTGTCCTTGTGGTGTTAAAACCTTTTCGTTGAGCGTTACTGCTGAAGTAATTGCCCTTGATGTAGTGGCAACACGTTTAGTAAACTTGTTAATCTGTTCTTCAGATTTAACAAATTCACCAGCATCTAAAACGATGTTTGGATTGGCCGTTCCTTCAACGGTTTGTTCAAAGGCCGTATCCTCTTGTGCGGCTTTAAATTTCTGGGGAGTGATATCCTCTCTGGTTTTGCGGTATGCTTGTGCCCCGAAAACTTCAGGAACCTCAACAACCCGCTCAACCAAGGATTCGGTGTCTTCGCGAGAAACCTCCACAGTCCTTGTGGCGGTAGGATTTGGCGGAACGTAATCAGAGGCTCCCTTGCGCTGGATAGTAACGGTGGCTAGTTGGCGGGCCTCGTCGGTAACTTTGCCTATCAGTAGGGGGCCATCAACCTTGTAGGTCTGGACAATTTTAACCGAAAGAAATTCATTGTAAGGTTCGTAGGATGTTTGGGTAATGACTCCGTTGATGTTTTCCAGAGACCCAACTTCTTCTCCCGTTGGAACAAAGAGTTGGCGGCGTTCTTGAACTGCCCCACGGGAAGCATCGTAAAAATCCCGATCCCGAATAGGGAAAAGAGAATTGCCATCTTCATCAGTCTTGATCGACCAAGTCTCCTCAATTTCATTTGAAACAATAGCCGATCCATCGCGACCTTCATAAGATATTTTCTTGTCTGAAGCTAGATCGGCTTGCTGACCTTCGTTTTTTACGGCCCTGCGTCTACCCTGAACTGGGCCAAGATCATCATCATAGCGGGTAAACGGAACCCAAGGGGCTGGCAAAATCTCGTAGACATGGG